GTGCGCTGTTTTAGCTTACCGTTGTAGCTTTCTGAAGCGCTTAACCTATCGCGTAGCCCGTTTGCGCTTTGGCAAGTAGCTATTAGCATAATAACGAGTAATAAACAAGCTATAATTAGCGCCGTAATTGGTTTATAAAGGACTTTTGCCTGCGAAAACATAGCTTAAAAATTGCGTTAAACGTTCGTTTATTTCTGTTTTGTCCTTTAGCCTATCGCTTAACAGCTCAATAGCGAATTGTAACGGCATCCCGCGCTCCAAAACGTAAACAGCGGCTATCTTTACTAGCCTTTCGTCGCACTCGGTAGCTGTTTCGGGCATCATATTTGGCGTGCGGCTTTCTTAACTAGCAATTTTATAACATCGTCGAGGCGGTTTACGCTTTCTTCTATCATTCTAACCAGCTCTAAACGCTCCTTTTCGCTTGCGTTACCATGCTGAACTAACATACGTACTAAACCGCCTATCGAGGTTAGCGGCTGGCGTAGCTCGTGGCTTAACATAAACCTAAATTCTTCTAATAATACCTTTTGGCGTTCGTGTTCGTGGCTTGTTATGCTAGTTACATCGACTAGCTGAATACCTATAAAATGGTAACAATCTAATATTGCGTAAATATTCCAAACGTTATACCGTAAAGCCCCGTTTTTTTGCTTCGTCTTTGCGTAAACCCGTATAGGTTCGGGCGCTTTGCCCTTTGCCTTTTCGATAGCCGCTAAAACGTCGTCGCGGTCGGGTTCGGTAGCGCTAATATCCGCAATATTTTCGGGTTTTAAATGGCTCGAATACTCGCGAAATAAGTCGTTTGAGGTCAATATAAGCCCGTCGCGGTCGGTAACTACGTAAAATAGGTCTATGCTATTCTCGAGTATGTATAGGCTGCTCACTTTACAAATTTACAACCTATCAAATTATTAACGTGTATTAGGCTGCAATTTCTTTGCGTAAATCTTTAAATAGGTTAAGCCATGCGCCGCTACATGTTAGCGCATATTTGGCTGTTAAACCTAGCATAAAGGTAAATAAGGCGGCGTTTATTAGTAAATCGTACTGCATAGGCTGTTGCATTTCGGGCGCTTTTCTTACTTCGTGAATTATTACGGGCGTGTACGTTTGTTCGGTTAACAAAGATACGTTACACGGCTTAATAGTATCAATAGCCTGCAATTTATTTATAACAACCTCCTTAACCGCTTCGTGTTTAATATCCATTTTAAGCGTGTCTAAGGCGCTTATTTCTGCGCTGCCACCCTTTGCCTCGGTTTGCGTATTTAAATCGCTTAAAAGCGTTTTAACGGGGTGATTTTTGCAATTACCCGGGTTCGTACATATTACGGTAGTGTCATTCGCTAGCATCGTCTTTCGCTTTAGGTATATATCCAGCGGCTAACATCGCAGCTACGATAGCCGCTAAGGTTTCGACTTCGATTTTTTTGAGTATTAACAGGAATACCGAAACGAGTATCGTTAAGCTCCCTATCGTTGGCTTCCAATGTTTAAGAATTATACTACAAATTCGTTTAGCCTTATTTGTTCGCCGTGCCATGCCTAAAGATACGTTAAACCGCGAGCGCGGTTAATTAATTTTAGGGCTATTATTTACAAAGTGAAAAGTATAACCGCGCTTCGTCTTTGCGGCGCGTTACTAAGCCCGGTAAAACCTTACCGCCGCCGCGTACCCACTTCGAAAACTCGTCCACTATCGAGGGGTCGTTTGCGTTTGCTTTTGCTTTGCGTAGCAACGTCGATTTAATAAACGCTCCAGTACCTACATTATAACAAAAGCTAACTAGCGCGTCGAATTGGCATTGGTTTAGGTTCGGTAAATGCCTATTAACGGCGTCCTCGTATGGCTTCATAGTTGCTAAAAGCAACGAGGTTGCCTCGGTTTCGTTATTTAGCTTTTCGCCTAATATTACCTTTTTGCCGTTCGGGTAACGCGTCGAGCCGTAGCCTATGGTCGGTATTCCAGCGGGGCAAAGGTAGCTAGTAAGCCGTAGCCCCTCGTATTTCTTTATAATATCTAAACCGAGTTTAGAGGTCGAGCGCATTATAATACTTCGTATTGAGCTACTATATAAATATATTGATAGCCGTATGCGGTGCTTGTACTTTCGACGCTTACAGAGCATTTATCGTTTGTAGTATCCGCGCTTAAATCCCATGAAACTAACTCGCTAGGGTTGGCATTATGCGCTACAATACCGAATAACTGTTTAGCCTGCGTAAAATTAGAGGCTACGGGTAGCGATAAATTAAAAGTCCCAGTTGTTTGACCCGTATATAAAGCAACCTCTAAATAATAGCTGCAATTAACTACGTTATCCACACGCTGGTAAAACGCCTGTATAGGCGTTACTACAACGTTATTAGTTTCGTCGCTAACGGTAGGTGTAAACGCGCCGCTTTCGAATTGCGGCATACCCGCGTATAGGTTTTGCACCTCAATCTGCTTGGATTGATTGGCTGATGTGTCCACAATGTACATTACATCGGTTGCATCTGCTGCCCCTAATGTAGTTAAGTCGGTTACTTTAACGCCTGCCATAGTTGGTTTATTTAGTTGCTAATTTACAAATTATTTAGATACTCAATTAATTCATCCGAGCTTGTAAAGGTTTGCCCGTTTATAGTGTTTTCGGTTAGCCATAACAAATAAACGCCTTGCTCGGTTATTACATGAAAGGTAAGCGTATCTACAAGCTCCCATTTATGGGCAATTAAATTCGATATAATTGTAGTGTCATTACTTATAAATTCTACGCTTTGAGGTGTAATAGTAATATTATTCATGTTTAGGGTTTTTCAATCATGTAAAAACTTCCATAGGTTACATCCGCTCCCGTTGTGTTTAGCTGCAATGCGAATACTATGTATTGCTGTTGCGTCCAATTTACCGCCGCCGTAGAGGTTAAATCGTATAAACCGTAATCGGTGGGCACACCTAAACCGGGCGCAAAGTACACCTCGGTATTATTATTAGCCGTTTTAATTGCAAGGTGTCGTATCATTTGATTTACCAAGAAGCTCGGCGCACCTGCATTCTGATGAGACCCAAGCAATATTGGCGAGCCAGTTAGGTCGGGCGTTGTATTGGCATAAATTCGCAACGTCATAGAATTTGCCGTACCCGTTTTAGCAGTACGGTAAGTTATTCTAACCACATCGCCCGCTACAAATGTATTAGCTGGTATAAGCTGGGTATATTTAACGGTATTAGCCGTCCCCGTATGCGTTGCTGAACTGATGCCAGATTTGTAAACTACCGAAGCTGCGGGTATGGTAGGGAATGTAGCCAGCGAGCCGTCGCCGCGCAAATATTGCGAAGTCGTGCCGCCTAACACATTGCCTAACGTTCTATTTTTCCAAAGGTTATTTGTACCCGTTGTATAAACCAAAAAGTCATTATTTACGGGCGTAACGGTTGTAATATCTACGTCGCTTAATTCGTCAAGCTGAAAACCATTTTGAACGAATACATAAATTTGACCGTTACCCGCGTTTGCACGCTCAACAATACCTATACGCGTTAAATGGTTAGGCGCTAATGGTAACACGTTAGTTAATGAGCCTGCCGTATTACCTACGTAAAGCGTGTCGCCTGCGGTAAACATCCCGGTATTAATGCCATCTACTACGCCCTGCGTTATAATATAGCCCTTTTGGTTAGGCGCTATCGAGCTGCTAAATACTAGCCCTACCGTTTTCGAGCTGGTTGCCTCGGTAGTATTATTAGCGAGCTTAACTGTCATGCGGTCGCCCGTAGCCCCGAACGCGTATACGGGTTGCCCGCGGTTAATCGTAACGCTATCTGCGTTTGTTACATAAGCGAACATTTGATTAGGTGCAACGCCTAATAACTGAAAGTTAGTACCGTCGTATATTGCTATGAATTGCTGGTTTGCTGCAATATCGCCGCCAATAATAGGAACGGTGTTATTCTTTGCTATGTTAACCGCCCCTAGCCCGTTTATATTAAGGGTCGAAGCGCCTGTATTAGCGTTTGTAAATCCTATCGCGTAGGCGTCGTTTAACGTGTAGCCCGTAACGCCGGGAATACTTACGGCGTAGGTATCCGTTCCCGTAGCTTGACCGCCTTGCATACCCGTAGCCGCCGTGCTATCTATTGTAAAGCTCGGGTAAGTACCCGTTACGGTTATATCAGTACCGCCCGTTATGCTTACTATTTGGTCGGGGGCTGTATTGGTAACTATATTGCCTGTTAAATCTATGCCCGTACCCGCTGTTAACGCGTCCTGTTTACCGCTAAACGTATTAAAATCGCTAGAGCTTAAATAACCGTCGGTTGAGCCGTTCGCCTGCGTTATGCTTATATCGGGCGTAGCCCCGCCGCTCGACGCTATCGGAGCGCTACCCGTTACCGCCGTTACGCCGCCGCCACCGCCGCCGCTAGGTATGTTAACTTCTACAACGCCCGGCGAAGTTAGCGAAGCCGTTACGCCTGCGCCTGTAAAGTTTAACGTAGCGGTGTTAGTGCTTACGTTTGTACCTTCGTCTTTAACGGTTAGCGGTGTACCACCGCCGCCGCCAATAGCCGTTAGCGGGTCTTCAGGTGTACCGTTGCCAATAATGGTAACGCCGTCAACCGCTACCGAAGTTAAACACGGCGTACACGGTTCGAAATCTGGAAGCGGTATATCGCCCGTAGCGCATGTATCATAACAGCCGTCCTCGTTAAAGGTCGTTACTATAACGTCCATTTCGATAGTTACCGAAGCCCATTCAAATTGCGGCGGTAGCTGCTTAATTTCGTTGGTATAACCGTTCGGCGTTACTTCATAATTAACCACGCCTAAAGCGGTTTTAAATTGCGGGTCTGTCCCGCTTACTAACTTATAAACGCGCGAGGCTATCCAGTCTTGAGCCTCGGCGCTATCGCAGGGTAAATGGTTTTTGCGAACAACCGCGTAAGCCGTTAAAGGAAAACGCGTTTCGTACATGGTTTTGCAACCCGCTACGCGTAGGCTATCCGTTTTCGTTACGGTTGTTTTGCCGCGCTTTGCCCAAAATAACGTACCCTGTTTAGCGTCATAATTCGTTACGGGTACGGCTTGCCCGTTGCCTATGTAATGCACCCATGCGCGCTCGCTCCCGCCGTCGTAAAGCTCGCACAAGCCGTAAATTTGGTCGAATATATTACCAACGGCGGCGCGTTGGTTTAGGCGGTCAATAATCGAGGTTAATAGGTTCATGCGTTTAAACGTTTTTGTATTTCTTCTGCAAGCCTTATTGTATGGTCTTCTAAAAATCGTTCTTCTTCTTCTTTGGTAGGGCGAAAAATAACGCCGTACCCGCTAAATTCTTTGTATTTACGGTTAACACTTTTGCCATACTGTAACCCTTGCGCTTTTTCATATTCTCGCGGGTCTAATTGAATGCCAGCCTCTAAGCCGTTTGTATATGGCGGCTCGCCGTCAAAATTATTTTTAAGTAAACTCGTAAGCTCTAACGGGTTCGGGCGTGTTTTTTTTAGTTTCGCATAGCCCGGCGAATAATCGCCCGCGCTAGTTCCCGGCGACTTGCGGGCTGGTAATGGTATCTTTTGCCCTGCGGTGTTTAAAAACTTTTCGAATATCCGCTCGCCCATATCCAAACGCAAATCTATAATAGCTTCATATAACGGTTTAAAGTCGTTTACTAAATCATTATACAGTTCTTCGGTACGCTTTTCAAATTCGCCTACGGTCATGGTAACGCGGTTACGTATTTAATGTTTTTACGGCAATCGAAGCAATGGTTATCGTCGGGCAGGCGCATATTTTCTAACATCGCCTTTAATTCTAGGTTATATTGTTCGGCTGCAATATCGCGAGCCGCTACAATACCCTCAAACGCTGGAGCGGTTGCAAATACTTTATTACCCTTATTCAAACTTACGGCGGTGTTAACACGTTGGTTCGGGCTAACGGTTAGCGCATAGTTGTAAATTTCGACCGCCGTAGCGTAAGCCAAAGGCATAGCCATTAAACCGCCTATTGAGCATAACCACGCCGAACGGTCGCAGTTAACGTTATAATTTAAGCTCATGCCGCTTGTGTACTTTTGGTTAGCGCTACTCAGTACGTTCGTACCGTCGGTTGTTAGCTCTATTCCTATGGCGTCCACAAACGGGCAAATATGCGCCTCGCGTACCTTACCGCCGCAATCATAACAGCTACCCTTTTTTGGTATAAACTTCGGGGCGTTAACATCCATTTCGTAAACAATCGCTAAATCTAACTTACGCCTACCCGCTGCGAACTCCTTACCTATAAACTGCTCAACGCCGCCCGTACCGTAGGTAAACGAATAAACGAGCTTTAGCGTTGTCATATCGAATACCAAAACAGGAACGTTAGTATTAGGGCTATCAATAGCTAATAATATATCGCTAACGTAAAGCTGTAAATACGAAAGGTTATTAGGGTTTATCGTTAAACGAATACCGCCGTAACGCCCAGCGCCTAAAGCCGTTTGAATGTTCGAATAATCGGTTAATACTTGACCTACCCTTTTATTTTCAATTACGGTGTCGGCTTTCATAACAGGATTTAAACGGTTTAAAACGTCGCCGCTTAACTTGCGCCATGCGAACGACCTTTTATCCTCGAATAGCTCAACGCCGTTGTTATACTGGTCGGTTATTAGTTGCCCTAGCAACGTCGTATTAATGCCTAAACTATCAATATATAAGCCCGTCGTTGGTTCGGGTAGGCTGCATTCGTGTAAACCTAGTAATTTATCAAAACACATGTTTAACGTTTTTACAAAGATAAAAAAAAGGGCGGTTATTTACCGCCCCTCGAATTACGTCTTTTAAGCCACCGATTAAGGGTTAACAATAGAAACGCAGTTAACATAGTTAACGCCGCTGTATTTGTCTGAAGCCTCGTAAATATCGGTAGGTAACGTTACTACTTTGCCAGTCGTAGTTAATACAATCGACAAATTACCGCAATCGTCCTTCATAGTTAAATCGCAAGGTACGCCCGCAGGGGTGAACACTAGCGTTTTAGAATAGTTAGAACCTGCTACGGGAGTAATACCTGCGTTCCATTCAGCAAGGTTAAAAGATAACCATTGAATAGCGCCCGCGGTTGTTACCAACGCTTTAAGCTGTGAGCCTTGCGCCGCTGCTAAACGAGCGTCGTAAGCAAAGCCGAAGCCGT